ATATTAAATTTAGTACCACTTTGACCTCCTACACCTGTATTAGATTGAGCCCAATATGTGCGACCAACTACAGAAGTAAATGTAGCATCATAACCACATTCAACTACTGCGCCAGCATATAATTGACCATCTGTAATACTTTCTTGTACATTAGTAGATATTACATCATTGACTTTTGTAATAGTCATAGATAAACTAGTTTGATTAGGAAATACCCAATAACCTCTAGTTGTTAAAGTGGTTGCTGTAATTGCTTCAACTTCAGTGTGCATCCAACCATTGAATTCAGCACCATCTGAAATATTAGGAGATACTATAATAATATCACCAACAGCTAAACTAGTAGTTAGATCTGTAGGTGTTGCAATTTGATTAGTTCTATCATTGGTAGATACTGTACCACCAGTAGTTAGTTCTGTTGTAGTAGAACCAACAACTTTGATTACATCTCCAGTGGTTGCTGCAGAAGTTACAAGAGCGTGGTTAATTGTTGCCCATGGAGTTGATGTAGAACCGTCTCCAGTTACATCACTACCTGTTAAATAATTTACGTGATAATTAGCCATTGTTTTTCAGTTCTTGTATTTTTTGTCTTGTTACTAAATCAATTTGTCTGATTGATAAACCAGTTACATTATATGTATAAAACTTTGTTTCTTTACTTATAACGATACCTTCATCATCTAATGTTATTACTTCTTCTGTAATAACTAGATTGTGTGTCTGCGTGCCATCTACTGTCAATGTACCTTCATTAAGGTTTGCGTAATAGGGTGCATCTGTGTAATTATAATCCATATTATTCTGTTGTTTGTATTTTTTGTGCTAAAAGTGAATTACTAAAATCAACTCTTGATAAAGGATTGCTTATGTTTTGATAAAATAATCCAGTTGCAAATTCTGTTATAGGTTCTACTGTTGCTGGAGGGTATACTGTTATATAATCAGTTTTTATTTCAGTGTCTGTACTACCTACTTTAGAGGCTGTTAGAGAGACTGTATAAGTTCCAGCAGTAGAATATACTACAGATGGATTCTGTGCGACTGAGGCATCTGGAGTGGCTCCTGGAAGAGTCCAAGACCATTCAGTTGGTGTACCAGTTGATAGATCTGTAAATGCTACAGTTCCACCTTCAATTGGACTAGTTACATCTGCACTAAAATCGGCTACAACAGGTAAAACATTTACTGTCATATAATTTGTAACAGTTTTAGTATTAGTACCTACAGTGTTAGTAACTTGTAAAGAAACTGAGAATTGACCAACTGTGTTATAAGTTACTAATGGATTTTGTATAGTATAGATCTCTTGAACAGCTCCACTAAATGCCCATGCCCATTCGGTAGGTGCTCCTAATGAAGTGTCTGTAAATTGTACTGATTGACCCTCGATTATAGTTACTTGATCTGAAGTAAAGTCTGCAGTTGGCGCAACAGGATCACCTATTTGCCAAATTCTTTCTTCTGCTTCCCAGTTATTAGTATCTTCGTTCCAAATAAATGGTGGTTGTGTTGGTGCTCCAGTTGCTTGTGATAATGCCATCCACCAAGTACCACCAGTAGGGTATGTAATACCATAATGATTGGCCAATGCGATAGTCCATGAGCCATTTAGAGGCGCAGTAATCGAAAAGTGATTACAAAGTGCAATCAACCAGCTTGAGTTGACTGGTTCTGAAATACCTAAGTATTGGCAGTATGCTTGTATATAAGAACCACCTATTGGTTCTGTTACAGCACCATTAGATTGTGTGTATACGTATTGTGCAACTGCACTTGAAATTCCTGTATCGAAAGCCATATATTATTATATATAAATTTTTGTCTAGTTGTTCTTTATTTTAGAGATTGCATCTATTGCTCCCTGTGTGCCAATATAAACTGCCGCTATGGTTACCCAATCTTGACTGTTTAAAGTACCCCAGAAGAGCCCTAATGAAGCCACAACAAAGACCATAAGCTTTCTGCTTACATACTTATTTAACATTGCGTCTATCTTTTGTCTCATTACTCAAAAATATTTTTAACTTACTGATATTATTCTCTGTACTTTTAGTAGTAAGAGCTACATCAATAGGTTTAGTCTGGCATGCAGAACGGGCTACGATTCGCATATAAAAACATATTATTAGTTGTTAGTGCCTTTTCAGTTTGTAAACCACTGAAATAAGGTGTATCTGGATTTCTAGGCATTCCATTATTATCCCATGTCAACCACTCGTTAAACATGTTAGGATTTTGAATCAAGAATTCTCTCATTCTCTCATCATAGAATTGTGCTAATTCCATTGCAGATTCTCTAAGATATTGTAATTCTTGTAGAGTTGTAGGTTGTGTCTCTTCTGAAGTACCATTCATAATACCTTTTTCTACCATCTTGTATTTAAGATTAGGTAGTAACAAGTAGAGTGCATACTGCATTAAAGATGGACCTACATAATCACGTAAGAACATTGATTCATCTGCAGTCAAGTCATTATTTTTAACACCCTCTTTTAGTCTATTGAAAAACTTCGATCCGAGGGCGTCTTGGGTATACACACTCTGCGCATTAAGTATAGATGGCGTAAGCACATCTATTCTAATGTTATTGTCCAATGAAGTCCACTGGATCATTCTTTGTTCGCTCACTAAGAGCACTGTCTCATTAGCCATTATTCTTGTGGTGTATTGTTTATGTTTTGATCTTCTGGCACATCTGGTGTGTCAATTAGTTCAGCTTCTTCCTGTTCTGGTAAAGTAATCAACTTGTTAGGTATAACATTGATTTTAATGTTGTAACCAGATAGTTTTAAGATATAACCAAAAGAGGTTGTAATCTTTTTACGTTTAGGCTCAATTACTGTACCTTCGAAATGTGAATAGGCTACAATAATCTCGTCTGCAACAGAACTAAAACCTGTTGCATCTCTAATTCCCAAAAGTGCTGGAGAAGTTATTCTGTGACTAGTTAAAATTCTACTTGAAATGCGCTCTTCTAGTGTTAGATAATATGAATCATTTGCAGCTGCAATAGGTGTTACTTCTGGTGCTGTATCTGCATCTGAGAATGATAAAAAGAAGCGGCCTGCGTTTTCCTCCCCACTAAAACTTTCATTAATGCTTTCGTACACCTCGCGGCGTTGTTCTGGTGATGGAATACCATTTCTAAATGATACAAATAGAGATGGTGCAAGTCCATTACTAATATTATTGACGTGGAATCGAGAGACTTTTGCATCTAATTCAATGTCATTTACACCTGCAACATACGCTGGTAACGGGTAGAAATCATTACCAGGTGTATACCCATAGTAATAGAAGATCTGAGACGCATTATCTCCTTTGTTATCAGTTACATCAAATGCACGATAAGAGGCCGCTGGGTGCTTTCTAAGGTTGTCCCAGTGCGACGAGAAGAAGTATTGTTCAACCTCATCATCCTCATTCATCTTACCAGATCTAACATTGTTAAATGGCAAGTGATAAATTTCAGAAATAGCAGTACCTTCACGATTCCAGATAACATTGATAGCATAACCTTGGAAAAGAGTAAAGTCTAAAACTATCTTTTCAAAGATATCGTCTATGGTTTCACCTTTAGTATTGATATACTCTGATCCTATCATTTCAATACCTTCACCAAAGATACCATCTTTAATAGCTTGACAAGCAGTGTGGTGCATTGCAGAACTATCATATAATTTAATAAGTCTTTCTGGATAAAGATTATCTTCACCAAAAAAGACCCATTCTTTATTAGTAATTTCTTTAATTACTGGTAGTGCAGGTGCAGCAAACTGACTAGCAACTACTGAGTATAAATTTTCTGTATTCTCTTTCATGTATTATTATGTATATTGAGGTCTGTAAAATACGTCTGATACCCTTTCTTCTGTGGTTACACCAGAGTCGTACGATATAGTATTTATCTCGCCACCAGGATTAGTGATAATTTTAACTAAACCTCTTTCGACTGGATAGAAATTACTATAATTTAATTCATAGTAATAGATACCGTTTTTATGAGCATCACCAAATCCAACAGGGAAAGTAACCTGTAACATACTGTATCTGTCATTAGAATAAAGTATTTTTCCACTAGGTCCAAGATTTGTAACTTGATGTGAATACTGGTCAGTGATTATAAAAAACCAACCATTTTCTCTAACTTCTAAATTAGGTTGGTTGATAGCTATATTTACTACTGGATTTGATTCGTTAACGTAGATAGTCATTGTTTAAAGTATGTTTCTATATATAAATATAAAAGATTGCGTTTTTGTAATAAATAAAATTTAGATACATATTTTATGAAGAAAGAAACAATTACTTATGGTCAATTCACTAATTCTGAATGGCATACACTAAGGGGTTTAGAGTCAGCTCAACCTATTATTGATAAACTAAAAGGGGCAACAGATTGGACAGGATACAGTCTTTGGGTACATGGATCAATTCTAAATGATGTAGAGACTAGAGATATTGACTTAACTATTATGGGACCACTAATTCCTCAGAAAATCAATGAGTTATTATGGACTTGTGTAAAAGTAGGCTTTGAGAATCAAACATACGTAGACGTTAAATATAGCATATCTGATGAGCTTTATAATCCAGAAGTAGATACTACTAAAACCATAAGATATGCCACCTATGATGACCGTATCACTGTTGACGGACGCACCTTTATCTATGGTGAGAAGATAGCTGATCTTTATCTAGTCCAGACTACATATCCACTAACCAAAACTCGAGATAGCGGACTGGTCTATAAAGCACCACTGAAACTTTTTTAAAAAAAGGTTGTATAATAATAAACTTATTATGACAACATATTATATTTACGAAGTACCTGGGCACAAAAATGGTGCAACTAATGACTGGGATAAGAGATCAAATGAGAACTTTGAGACATATGGTATACAACCAATACTAATTGAAACCATGGAAGGTCCTAATGAACCTGAATTCTGGCAAATAGTTGGTGATAGAGAATGGGAATTAGCAGATCAGAATGGTTATCCAAGAGGAACTCATTATAGAGTAGCTAGAGAAAAGAGACCTGTTTGGAATACTGTACCTACTAAAGAAGCACAAATTGCTGGAGGAAGAGCACATAAAGGTAAAAAGAAGTCTCAAAAATGGAGAGATAAAAAACCTTGGTTAAAGGGATTAGAGGCTTCTGGAATTAAAAGAGAATGTCCACATTGTAATAAATCCATAGATGGTAGAAACTACAAAAGATGGCATGGAGATAATTGTAAACATAAAAAAAGCCTCTAAGTATTAGAGGCTTTTCTTTTTATGCTAATTGATTGTTTATGCTTCGATAATTGAAGCTGAAACTGTGTACATAGGTGCTTTTTCAAGACCGCTGATTACTAAAGTATAACCCGATCTATCTTGATAACTCACACCTGATTCTGAAGTACCTGACGTCATGTAAGCGCCACGCTCGATACCAATTGACCAGTAAGTGCCATTGTTATCTTTCGCTACTACTACAAGATTTTGATTTTGTGCCATTAAAAGAATTTCATTTCTTTTATCTGCTGACATCTTATTAAAGATGCAAGTTAAATCTTGTTGATATGTTACAGTACCGTTCTCTTGCGAAGGAGTAATTGTTTCGCTAATTGAACTAGTTTGACGAGGTGTTTCAAATTTCAACCAATCGGCAGGAACTAATGCGCTACCCGCTACAGTAATTGCAGTGATATTGCCAGCTGTTTCTGTAATAGAATCTACAGGTCCGTTAGTCATATAGATAGCTTCTATACCACCTTGTGAATCTGAACAATCTAAAACCCAGCCTGAATTGAGGTTACATGCCATAATTATTTGTTGTTTGTTTTTTGTTAGTTTGTTAAAACTAGAGGGCCGAAGCCCTCTAGTCTAATTTGTTTGTTATTGCTTAATTAAGCGAGATCATTTGTCGCGAACACATTTACTTGCGAAACGCCTACACCAATTCTCCATGACGCTTTGAATAACATTGCGTCTAAAGAATTTGAGTACACAAATTTGAAGCTGTCTAGCTCATCTTGTAAACCAGTTGCAGCTACGATGAATTTACCAGGTCCTGCGAACACATTTGCTGATCCAACTAATCCTGAAGATGGAACAACTTTTGCGTTAGTACCAGGCAACATCATGATCTCGTTAGAGTCAACTGCAGGGTAGTGGTACAAATTTTGCGCGACTAAAGCGCGAACTAAAGTTCTGTAGTTAGCTGGAGAACAAACCATGATGATGTCGTCTCTGTTGATAACTGACTCGTCGATTGCATCGTATAAGTCTAGAGCTTGTTCAACTGCGTTAGTTACAGTCCAAGCAGCAGCACCAGCAGGAACAGCAGCTCCGTTAGCACCAGTGATTTGACCTTTAAGACCTAAAGTAGTACCGAAACCATTGATTAAGAAATCTTCAGTTGCTTTAGTTAATTTCATTGCGTAAGACTCAGAAATTACTTCTTCAAAAGGAATTGCGTCGTTACCAGTACCTGCGCTCATGAAAGCTGATTGGTAAACTGAACGTAAGTCTTCTGGACAAAGTTGAGTTTTAGATTGTAGAGACTCAATAGTTACAGGAACTTGAGTGTAAACTACTTGACCGTCACCAGGGTAACCGCCACAAGAAAGAGCTGAAACAGGTAATTCTGCATCAACCAAATTGATTGTGAATTGACCACTAGTCATACCAGTTCTTAAGTCTGTGTATGAAAGCAAGTCTGTGTTTAGTACCGCTTTTGCGATCAAATCCATTGAAAGTTGATCAGTATAAGCAGGTAAAGCTGTGATATTAAATCCGTATGCCATGATTGTTTATTGTTTGTTTTTTGTTTGTTAGTTATTTTGCTTTACGCATTGCTGCTAACTGCTCTAATCTAGAAGCGGCAGCTTTGTTTTTATCCGCTAATGCGTCAGCGAATGTGTTTTTAACTCTAGGAGCAGCTGGTTCAGCAGCCATCTTCTCGAATCTTTTCTTAAGTTCAACCACTTCTTCAGTTAGTGTAGCGATTTCTTCTACGAAAGGAGCAATAAGTTCAGCAACACCTTCTAAAAGGTCTTTTGCTGGTTCAGCAACTTCTTCAGCTACTGGTACTTCAACTTCAACTTCTTCCATAACTTCTTCTTTTACTTCCTCTTCTGCTTCTTCAGCAGCCTTTTCAGTAACGTCAGTGATTTCACCGTTTTCACCTACTGTGATGATTTTACCATCAGTAGTTTCATGTTTTCCCGCAGGGGCAAAAGGATCTTCAGATACACCTTCACCAGCTCTTACGAATAGAATTGCTCCAGCTTCTAACTCACCTTCAGTGTATACTTCTACACCGTCAACAAGCGTTGCTTCTGCGAAACTATGCTTTGAGCTTAACATAACCTTAAGTTTTGTTAGGGCTTCATTTACGTTCATAATTTTTGTTGTTTGTTTAATGTTTCATCAGACATATGCCTGATATAGTTAAATATAGAAAGGTTAGAATGTGACAAAAGTTTTTTCAGGGTCAGATGGGACCTCTTTCTTTTTATTAGGGATGAATATAAATGAATCCCCTAATAATATTATTTATATTATTTACTGTATCACCCAGCGATACTCGGTAGTCTAGTTTCTGATACTCGCTTTATAAGTTTCTGATACTCGCTTATTTATCTTTTCTCTTCTTGATCTCATAAATACGGACCACATTGAATACAATACCTGTTATTAGAAGTAAAAAAGTTAGGGCTTCAT